TGCCATCAACATACAAAATAGCCTCGTAACAAAATGTCTCGTGACTGGCGAACTCTGAATGTTTGATGTTCTTTAATTCTAGCTTCATGAAGCTATCTCCTTATGGTTAAATTTAGTTAATATAGTTAATAATAGTAACCCCATTATAGGTGCATAAACACAGAACGCAAGTACAATGATTACAGTTAATACACTCTACAGCCAGATTTAAAAAAAAAAAAAAAAAAAAACGTTTTGACCGTAATAAATGTAATCATCAAAGTTGGACCAGGGTTTAACACCTTATATATATGACTATCTGAGGACAAAAATGATTACAATCGTGATTACGGTGATTACAAAAAGGGCTAAATGATTACAAAAAAACAAGCAATTAGGCCGAATGTACCTATAATTCAGGGGTCAAAACCACTGTTTTAGTGGTAAAAAAGGCTATATATGGGGAAAAAACCGTGTTATCGTGCCTTAAATGACGTGATTTGGGAGCAATAAATGTCAAAAATTAAGAAAAAGATAGAAAATGATTACAATATTACATTAACCAACCGGCAAATGACTTTTGCTAAATTCTATGTGGACGGCATATATTCAAATGCTGAGTGTGCTAGGAAAGCAGGGTATTCAGAGAAGGTTGCAAAGACTACCGCTTCAAAACTTTTGAACGGCAGAGATTACCCATACGTTTTAGATTACGTGAAAGAATTGCGCGATGAGAGACAGCGTAGATATGGAGTGACAACTATAGGACAGTTGGAAAGATTGTCTGTGCTTAGTGCAGGGGCAGAGGATCAAGGACAATTTTCAGCGGCTATAAATGCAGAGAAAATCAGGTCAGCTCTGGGAGGGCTAACGATAGATAGAAGAGAGAATATCAACACGTTAGATCAACTATCAAGAGATGATATCGTAGCTCGATTGGCTGATCTTCAGAAGAAATATCCACAAGCCTTTGTGATAGAAGGACAGATGAAAGATGTAACAAATGGCAAGAGGTCCAGAATCAAATCTTTGGCAAAGGATAAAGAAGCAATGTCCGCCCAAATGTCACCTAACAAGGATTGAAAGTACCACTGGGCTCGGAATTCCTGATGTCCATATTGTTTGGGATGGGTTGGCTTTCTGGTTAGAACTTAAGGTAACCAAGGCAAACGCGGTGCGCGTCTCTCCTCATCAAGTAGCGTGGAATATGGCATATCATGCTCGCGGAGGCAAAAGTTTTTACTTGGTGGAGCAAGCCTCTTCCTCCGACCTATATTTATTTGGGGGTGATCGTGGGGCTGAACTGATGAACCAAGGACTGGTTTGCGGTGGTTCAAGGTTCGAGGATCTTGCGTCCTTATTCAAGGCCTTGCGCCCTTTGCTTCTCTGATCTTGCGCCTTGCGCCTTGCGCCTTGCGCCCTTCTCTTTTTATATATGTAGAAAAAAAGAGTGCCAGGTCCAAAAGGACCTGGCGAGTTGTCCTAGGCAGATCATGACAACTGCCTAGGCGAGGCGTTCTTAGTGTTCTGTCTCCGCTTTTCTTTTTGCTTCAACAGCTTCTTCATAAGTATCCCAATAGTTCGACCTAGCATCGTGATCTTCCCAAGGTTCACCCTCGGAAAGATCGTGAACTTCATAATAGAACGTTGGTATTTTAATTACTTTAAATCGAGATGAAGGTTTATACTCATTTTCATATTTTGTGAACTTATGTTTCATACTTAATGCTCCACTATTGCTATAGATTTTTTGCTCTTGCTAGTCAATCCGCTACAGAGTTGACACTTGACGCATTGGACGCGACGACCGGCCTCTTTACTTGCCGGGCAAAGTATCTCGTTTATGGGGTCGATATCGTCAAGAGAATCTATAACTCTAAAAGTTCGCGCTCGTTTTGCCCAATGCGCTTGCGCTTGTTCTAGTGTGTCCGCGCTTTGCATTGTGATATCCGGACGGAATCCAGATTGGTGAGTATAGGCTAAATGACTTTCGCACTCGGTCAATAGTTCATCCCAAATGTGAGAGGGAACAGCGGCCGGGTCGCCATATGTTCCGAGCCTTACGACTCTATTCTTTCCTAGTTCAACTCGGTTTTCTTGATTTGCAGCCATTGGATAAACGCCACGATTAAAAGATTTATAAACAATCGTTGGACCTTGACCGAGGTTAACGTAACACTTGCGATTTTTTGCTTGCTTGCGCTTGGGGTCGCTGTTTGCAATCCCACGAAAAACACAGTTTGCACAGATAGAAAAATCTTGTCCGGACTTGCTTGCCTCTAATGGTGATATATCCGAGCGAATAATATAAGTTTGCAAGACTTTTCCCGTCTTCGTGTTTCGGTCGCTATATGTAGCAATCGCAACAATTGGAAGCCCGTCAATTTGTGACGCGCCTTGGTATATAATTCCAGCTCTTAATTGCTTAGTCATGATTTAAACCTCCTTATTAACGTAAATATAGTCTTTCGTGTATCTGTTTTTGAATTGGTGAGTTTTCTCACCAGAACCCATGAACATCCAGTCACCAATAAAAAAATGGTTGTCGTCGTTTTCGTTAAAGGTTTTGGTAGTCAAGGCGTGCGTAAAAGCCTCTTGTGCTTCGTCGTAATATTCTATTCGTGAAGTCATGATTAGTGCCTCTCTCTTGGTTAATATTAGTGACCCCATTATAGGGTTTTTATCTATAGATGCAAGCTTTAAATGTTAGCAAGGACCAAGTCACCTTGCGACCTGGAGCCTTGCGCCTTTCTCTTTTCAATGTGTTTGCGCCCGGTTGTCGAGCCTTGCGCCTTTCTCTTTTTCTATGTGTTGCCTACAATCTCGCACCGGAATATCCAGCGAAGATATATATTAAAGCTATGAATGTAACGAATATTGCGAGAGCACCCAGTGCTTCCATGAAATCTTTATAGTTCATTCTACTATCCTTTTGTTAGAAGCTTGATTGCTTCGGAATGGAGCGACCTAGGTCGCTCCTAACCGAAACTATCCCAAGCCTACCAAACTTAGTCCGCCCGTTTTAATTGACATTTCAACAGCGTGATCAATCTCCGCTTGTCTCTTTGTGATTGCTTCCGCGCATTCTTTGCAAGGAACTTTGTTTTCCTCTGCAATATATTTGGCGTAGTTGTTGCCTAACATCGGTTGGCCGCACATAGTCACGCCATTAGATATACGCGGTAGGGCGAAGTGTTGTTGCCCTAGCTTCTTAGTCCATTCGAAATATTTAGTCATATACTTAGTCATGATTAGTTCTCCTATTAGAAGCAGAATTGCTTCGGAATGGAGAGGCTGTTCACCTCTCCGAACCGAAACTATCCTAGTATTCTAAATACTTTCTTAGTTTTCTTCTTGAATAATTTGAGGAAATCTTTTCCGAACTTGGCCTCAAGTACCGCCTTGGTTGGCATGGGTGCGTAAGTTACCTCTGCCATTTCAGCGAAACCATAATGAAGCAACTCGGTTCGGCTGTCTTTCTCAAGCTCGGCAAGGAAAGCTTTTGTTTCCATGATGCTCTTATGTCTGGCAACTAGGTCGTTGTTCCTATGCGACTTTAGTAGGTAGCTCTGTATTTTATGGTTGGTTAGTATAGTCATGATTGGTAGCCTCTCTGTTAAGGTTTATAGTACTAGTACTATATTCCCAGACTGGGTGAGAAGTCCACCCATAAACAACACACTTATGCACTTAGTTGGGAGTAGTTGCCCGTATGCCACAGCAATAGGACAAAGTGTCGCAGGCTGGGGGTAACTTGGCCTAGCCAGGTCCTACGGTCAGAGGTGCGACAAAAACGCACACCCCCCTTGACGGGGCGCGGGCTCTGAGCGGGAGCGAAGAGTACAGGTTATATAAATTCAATCCGACATAAAATTATTCGGGTCTTTTTTCATTCCCCTTTTTCCACAAAAATAAACTCGCCCAAAAATATTCGGGTCTTTTTTCATTTGCCCTTTGTTGCGAGGACAAAGTGCGTTATGGTGCGGCAGGCCGGGCTCCTTCCTCCCAGGAAGCCTAGAGCCACTGACGCATCGCAAAACAACTCCTCCTAGATTTGCGGTGCGTCTTTTTTTCAAGAGTCAATTGAAAGTTTCGAGGATCGGTGTTATTGTATCGTGAACCACGGACCTTGGAGCGTATTCATATGGGA